ACAAGGAGTGCGGGCATGAGCATGACGACGCGGGGCGGCGGGCGATGATCGAGCAAGGCGAGTGGAGGCCGACGAAACCGTTTGCCGGGATTCGCGGCTATTGGCTGAACGGGCTGAATACCCTGTTCCCGGCGAAGAAAGGATTTGCCAACAAAATGCACCAATTCGTCGCCGAGTATCTTGAGGCGAAGGAAGGCGGCAAGGCCACGATGCGGACTTGGAAAAACACCTTTCTCGCCATCACCGACGATCCGCAGGAAGAAAGCGAGAAAGCGCCAGACTGGCAGCGCCTCTACAACCTCCGCGAAAACTACACCGCGGCACCGCGGGCGGTCAGCCTCGTGACGTGCTTTGTGGACATCCAAAACAACCGGCTTGAACTTGAGTGGAAAGGCTGGGCACGCGATGAACAAAGCTGGGGACTCGATTACCTCGTGCTTGACGGCAACCCGCTCGACATCCAACCCGGCAGCGTTTGGCACCGGCTGATGACCGAACTTCAGCGGACTTTCAAGCGCGAGGACGGCGCGGAGCTTGGCCTTTCCATGTGCTTTGTGGACGCGGGCAAGTGGGGCGATTGGGCGTTTCAAGCCTACCGCCTGAGCATGACTTACCCGAAGCTGATGGGAAAATTCATGTTGTCGAAAGGCGTTGGTCAGCACGGAGCGCCGATCAACCCGCGCAAGATGGCTTCGATTCATCGGAACATCAAAGGCATCCCGATTGGCGCATGGGCGGGCAAGGATTTGATCTACACCCGCCTCCGCCTCGACCCTAACGCGGACGGCACATTTCCGACCGGCTACATGCACCACCCGATGAGCTACGATCAAAACTACTTTCAGCAGCTTACGTCGGACAGCGTGGTTCTTGAATACAAGGCCGGGGAAGAGGTCCGCAAATACGGCAACAACGAGGGCAAACGCGACGAGGCGCTCGATTGCGCTTATGGCAACCTAGCCGTATTCATGCTCCGGCGCTGGAACTTTGACGCGCTAGAAGCCGACCTCGCGCTGACCAAGCCCGATGCGCCCGCGCCGGTCGCGCCGCAGGCTGCGGTGTTTCGCGGCGGCGGATTCAGATTGTAAAGGGACGTTGACTATTTAGGCGCTGCGGGCAATAGTGCGCCCATGCCCGATCCCGTTTCCGGTATTCCGTCCCAATTCGAGGCCGGGGACACCGTCATCTTTACAGAGAATTTTCCCGACTACGCGGTGGGCACATACACCGCCAGCCTCGTGCTGAACAATTCCGTTGCCGCTCCTACTACCGTTACGGCGACGACCAGCGGCACCAATTTCCTGTTCACCATCACGGCGGCAGTCTCCGCTGCTTACGCTCCCGGCCAATACACGTTCGCCATTTACGCCACGTCCGGCGCAACCCGCTACACGGCAAAAAGCGGAGTCATCAACATCCTCCCGAACCTCACCGCCACGGCGACGCCATCGTTCGCACAGGCGCAAGTGACGCTTCTCAAGACCGTGCTTGCCGAGTTTAACGCAACCACGCGGCAGAGCGTCAATTTCAATGGGCAATCATTTTCCCGCGCTTCGATCAAGGAGTATCAGCACCAGCTCACCTACTACCGCGCGGAGGTCATCCGCGAGATGGCAGCGGCCAACGCAGCGCGAGGAGTGACGACCGGCAACCGCATCGCCATTCAGTTCGTGCCGTCCAGCGACAACAATCCCGTCACCATCGCCCAATGAAACTCTGGCCCTTCTCCCGTAGCAAAAAGGAAATCCCCGGTGTTCAGGTTCGCGGCTTCCGCGAAATCGCCAGCGTCGGCGGCGGCATCAATGGCGATTGGCCGGTGTCGCAAATCGGCGACGACGCCGATATGTGGCAGAACGCATGGGCGCTCACGTCCCGCGTGCGCGATTTGTTTCGCTCGAATCCGCTTTACCAGACATACCGCGAAACGCTTTGGGCGAACGTCTATGGCAGCGAGGGCATCATGCTGCGTTCTCGCGTGAAAGAGCAGGAGGACCGCGTGATTTACACGCCGGAAGAAAAGGCCGCAATCCGCGCATACGATGCGCGCCAAGACCGCGTGCGCTCCCACTTCGCCAAGCGCGACGGGCGCGAGTTCACGCCAACAAGTCGCCCGTGGCAGGGCACGAACGGCAGCAGCCGCGCGCAGGTCAAGGTCGGCGATCCAGACATCTTCGCCCGCGCATTGATCGAAAAGAAGTGGCAGGAATGGCAGCGCGCTGAGTTCTGCGACGTTCGCGGCACTCGAAACTACAAGACACTCCGGCAGCTTCGCCTGATTGCCGCCGTGCGCGACGGCGACTTTTTCATCCGGATCATTCGCGATCCAAAAGTGAACAAGTTTGGATTTTCGCTGCAACTCATCAATGCCGAATGGTGCGACCGTTTTGCGAATTGCACGCTTCGCAACGGCAACGTGGTGCGGATGGGAATCGAGTATGAGTTCGGATCGTGGGGACTCGGCAAGGCCGTCGCGTATTATTTCATAAAACGACAGCCTACCGATTGGCAGTTCACGCTCGGCGGTGCGTTCGGTTACGGCGGCGTCAATGGAGGACTTCACGACCGCGTTCCGGCCAGCGAAATCCTGCACTACGCGCGCCCGGTTGAGGCCGACAGCACCCGCCCGGCTCCTTGGGTGGCGACCACGATTCCGAAAGCCCGGCAGCTCGATCAGTATGAGCTTGCCGAGGTCGTTGCCGCGCGCCAGCAGGCCACAAAAACGGGCTGGCTTTACAGCGACGTGCTCCCCGAAGGCGGAAGCGCGGCCTTCACCGTGGATCCGAAAACGGGCTTGCCGACGCAGCAAATGGGGCCGGGAGACATCGGCGCGCTGCCTTGGGGCGTGAAGTATCAGGCGATTGACCCAACGCATCCGAATGGCAATTTCGAGAACTTCCGCAAGGCCATGCTCCGGAGCCAATGCGCCGGTATGCCGGGCGCGAATTACTCGACAATGGCCAGCGATTACGAAGCGATCAACTTTTCCGCTGGTCGGCTTCAAAAGCTGGACTCGAATGAAATGTTCAAGCTCATTCAGACGTTCGACATTGACTATGCCGAGCGTCCAATTTTCGAGGCGTGGCTTGAGATGTCGCTGATTACAGGGGCAATTCCGCTGCCGCTTTCCAAGTTCGACAAGTTCAACAATGCCGTGTTCCAGGGCCGACGCTGGCAGGGAGTGGACGAGGTCAAGGAGGTCAACGCTTCTGCGCTTCGCGTGGCAAATCACATGAGCAGCCTTTCCCGCGAGTGTGCCGACAACGGCGAGGATTTCGAGGAAATCATGTTTGAGCGCGCCGAGGAAATCATGCTGCAAGAATCGCTTGGAATTGACCCGGCGCTGACCGTGGATAACCCCGCGCAGGCGGCGGCGGCACCAGTCAAGCCGGAAGAGGAAGACGAGGAAGACGAGGACGAAATGGAAGAGGAAGAGCCGAAACCAAAGGCCAAGAAAGCGCGCAAAACCGCCCGCGTATGACCACCCCGAAAAAGCCCAAACGGGCACTTGCCGTAAAAAATACTAAAGGGACGTTGACAATCAAACCGCGTGCGGTTATTTCTGCGCCCATAGTGAACCGCGATCCTCGCCAACTTCTGACCCGATGAGCACCCGCACCATAAAAGTTCCGTCCGTGCTCTATCGCATGGGCACCAGCGAGAAAAAGGAAAGCGGCGAGATGGAATTGAGCATTTCCAGCGATACGCCGTATCGGCGCTACGACTGGATGAATGACGAGGAATACCTGGAAGTCCTCGACCACGAATCCGGCATGGACGCCGAGCGGCTGATGGCCGGGGCCGCGCTGCTTTTCAATCACGACCGCAACATTCAGCTTGGCACAATTTCCGCGCCGGAAATGCGCAACGGCAAATGCTACGTGACGGCCAAGCTGTCTGCCGCCGCTGATGTGGCAAGCTACCGGACGCGGATTGAGGAAGGGATTTTGAAGGATACCAGCGTCGGCTATTCGATTCTCGACGAGGGCACTTGCATTGGAGCGAAGGACGGTCTGCCGATCTACAAATTCAAGTGGGCACCGCACGAAGCTAGCATGGTAACAATTCCCGCCGACATCACCGTGGGAGTCGGTCGCGCCCGCGAAGAAGAGGGAAAAAGCGAGCTTCGCGAAATAACCGTTGACAATATTCTTAATACACCTAAACAATCAACACAGCTTAATCAATCCACCATGACCACGCCCGCCGCACCTACCACTCCCTCAGTCACCATTGACCCTCTCAGCGAGCGCAACGCCGCCGTCGCTGAGTTCAAACAACGCTGCGCCAAAATTGATTCCTACGTTTCCGGCCTGAAAAATCCGCAGTGGCAGAAAGCCGCTACGGACATCGCCGCGAAGCACAAGACCGGCGAGGCGGATTTCGACGCCTTCCGCACCGAAGCTCTCGACGCTTTCGAGGGCG